GGTTTACATAAAAGAGCACAAATTAAAGAGAAGACAAGAATTATCACACAAGGGACAAATGTCCCGACTATATGATGGACCCCCTTCCATTATACGAGAATTTGTTTTTCCAGGGTATATGCTATATAAAGAGTTTAGAGATGCAATACTATCCGTTTCAACAGACAAATACATTAAACTATGTGGATCTAGACATACAAAGGGAACACATGCTGGTGTACTTGAAAATAAACAAATTTCAAAACAGTTAGCTGGATTGGCTGAGCCTATGATACCTGAGCGTCATTTGAAACTTCTACTTAGACCAATTATGATGTATAATATGCTAATTGGCAAGATAAAGAATTCCATGAAACCCTATGGATCTATTGTAACTTCATATTCAATAGCATACATCAATATGTGGGCCATAATAAATGGAAGAAATCCGGGCAACTCGCCACCACATATTTACCTTAAAACTAAACCTAATTGGTTTGTAGTGCAGTTAATAGATATGGTGTTGAAGTACAATAGTTGTTATAATGAAAAAGATAAATTAGCAGTAATGAAACAAATTGATTTCACTGATATAAAGAAAGTGAATAAACAATTGAACTACTACCAAATCCATTATCTGCTTAAGATGCTATTATCGCAGACACAAGGTTTTGGTATACCAGTATCTGCATACATCTTTGACACAACAAAGAGGGTTAGGGAGTGTTCTACCCAAATAAAACAAATGGTGGAAACTGGTAAACAGATTAAATCTTTAGTGTTGAATGAAGATGAATTAAAGTTATTTTGGTTTGTAAACTCTGGTTATGAAAGCCTAAACTTAATATGTTTAAAGTTAAAGTTACCGAAGATGGTACCAATTATTGGTGTACCACATGTGCAACCATATAATTATGAATATTTGGCTGGTGAACTCACAGCTTTATCCTTAATGAATTACTTAGATGGGGAACTGCCTTTAATGGATACTACTTACGGCCAGCAACTCTTGAGTGCTGACCTATCAACAGTGAAACAAGCTTTGATAAGCTTGAACATTCAACCGATACTTGCCTATTCCCCACTAACTTCACATATTAGGAACTTGTTGCAAGTGAATGTACCATCCGTTTTGTGTTTTGAAAGTAAAGAACAGTTTTCAATAACACCCATATTAGATAATTTGGCTCTAGCTTACCTTGCATCACAGCAGTCTATACATAATGATTTGTACAATGTTGGTTTTGATTTACCTACAAGATTTGAAAATATGGCATGTGGAATATCACAAAACAATTATAAACCAATGATTGTTAATACGTTGTCAATAGGTGGTCACATAAATCATTTGACTTATCGGTCTGAACAGACCACTTTTTGGATTATACCGTCAACAGTTCTGTACTACTCTTCAGACAATCACCATGATGAATTAATAGTCGAGAGAGTTGAAGGTGCTATTAGATTATTGTTGAATTCATCACTCATACCTGTGTATTTCTCTAATGTATTTGTGAAAGCTCTTACTAGTGATGTAGTTAAAATTGGTCCATCAACACTTAGAGTTGAGGTCTTAAATTCAAATGAACATGCAACATTGATTATGACGTATGTATCCAATTACTCAATAGATGACTTTAAAGCTGTCAAAGTATCAAGGGAAGACTCAATTAAATCTTTTACAGTGCCAATGTTAAAATATGACACTTTATTTTCATCTGTTACAAAGAAACCTGTGGTTAAACTCAGTGAAGTATCCATTGATAAGGAACTTTTAAATGACATGCTAACAAGGAATGTTAACAATAACCAATCAATAGCTTCAATGATAGATTATGGAATTGCATATTCACATACTAAGTACCATGTTAGAAGTAAGGTCAGAGAACAAATGGTGAAATGGGATACTGTAGTTGAACATGCAATTATAGCTAAAATCATGATGTGGAGAAAGAAGGTTTTAGCAAATGAATTATTAAAATCTGTGCCTACAGGCACAGTTGGCTTTGTAAACAGAGGGTTCACATTACCAACAATAAATGTTATGTTTGAAGCGATAAAGGCTAAGTTAAATATAACCAATGTTAATTCACTAAATAAAATGTTTGAGCATGTATCTTCACTAGAAGTTACTAAATTTAATAAATGGCTAGATGATGATGTTTGGGATGATATAGCCAGGTGGAGTACTACTAATCAACTTGTAAATATATCAATATTAGATCTTGGCACATACAAACCAGAACAATATGAACCACAAACAACCACTCAACACCAGCATGCTTGCATACATCCATGTATAGGACATGACATTGGAGATGAGACTTGCCTGTGTTGCAATTCTTATAACACAACAAATCCTTGTTCCTCATGTGTTGAATATACTAAAGATCAATTTGTTGTAAATGAAACATTTAACAAAGAAAGTCATGTTGGGAAAAAGGGCAAACAATCTTGGCCCGAAATAATTGGTAAATCCTTTAATTTAGATTTTTGTTTGACTTTAAGAAGCCAAGTTAATAAAACTAAAACATATATACCAATTGAAGGCTGTGATATAAGCCAAATAGCTACATTTTCAAAATATAATATGTTAGGGACAACAATGGGGCCAACTGCCATGTTTGAATGCATATGGAAAAGTGAAGCAACAAATTCAGATGAATTGTGTGGTTTTCATGCTTTGCAAAGTTTCTTTGGTTCAATTTGTGATTTAAATGAAATGAGACGAGAGACGGGAGAAGATGGCAATTGGAGTGACAACGCATTAATTGCTTATGGAAAGAAGAAAAAACTGAATGTAATAGTGGATAATGGTATTACAACCTGTATACACACAGCAAATGAGTCTAATGAATATTGTTTGATAATGCATTCCACATGTTTCAATGAAGCTATACAACATTGGTATCTATGTACGGGTAAGCAAGTTAACCATGGGTATGACATTATTACCCCATTTCCAATTGAAAAACAAGCCTTTGTTTACCAATTGAATGCAATTCATAAGACTAAAGATACGACAATATCAACAAATCATGATTGGCTTTATGAAACTATGTATTCATTATGTAAGAGGTATATTGTCGAAGAGGGCCTTGAACAATCAATTGAGATGCCAACTTTGTATTCAGATAACAAATTTACCATACCTGACTATCTTCGAAAATTCCTTTCAATAGATGAGATAAATGTACCTAAACAATTAAACGACACTTTGGCTTTATTAAGTCCTACTGTATCTCTAGAGACAGTAACAAACTTACTAAATGTTCCTTTCAACAGGGGTGTTACTGAATTAGACATTGATAGAGAGGTTAAAGATGCTCTCCTGAATGATGTATATGTGTTGAAGAAGCAATTAGATAAGTTAATTCATGTTGAGGATACACTTTTGCCACAACCTGTTCAAGTTTATACGTCTGCAAGTGGGCAGCTAACAATTAATATCTCAAATTTTAAACTTAAAACAGGTGATGTTATTATCTTGTCAAAAGAGGATACCTATGTCAAACTAATGATTCATGTGAAGGGTAACACAATAATGTTACCCGCAGGTATGGACAGGCTTCCAAACATACTACGCTTAACTTGTCATAAGGTAAGTGCTGGTTCTGCAATTCGATCAATATTGTCTCTAATAAAGCCAAAGTTAACAAATCAAGAGGTGAAAAATTTGTTGTTTAAAGCAACTGGGTACTTGGGTCCAGGTGGGACTGGGAAAACAACTCACTTGTTAACACATGTAACACAAAACACCCTTGCTGTTGCTATGACAGGGTCAGCTGTAGATGTGTTGAGACAAAGGAATCAAAACATACCTGTCTTGTCTCTAGAAAGAGCTAGAATTGAAAACCATAAAGCTAAGACTCTATTGTTAGATGAATTCACCATGATGACTCCGTTAGACATTGCAACAATATGTCAACCGGATACAAGTATATTTTTCTGTGGAGACACAAACCAAATTGGATTTGTCGACATGTCTCAAACCAGTGGTGTTAGATACCAAATAAACATAATGCAATATGTTTTGCCACAAAATATAACTTACTTAAATGAGACTCATAGGTATTCTAGTGTACTAGTAAAAGAATTGAAATCATACTATCCAGATTTAGTATCTGTGTGTGGACATGATACTGAGATTGTTTTAATTGATGATGATGGCTTAAGTCACAAAAACATAATAACATACGCATTAGATAATGAAGTGTCAATAATCCTAACACATTACCAGGAAACTGTGAGAAGATTAAAGATTGCAATGGATTTCTTTGATACATTTATACCAGTTAGTACTATACACAGTTACCAAGGGAATGAGGCTGACAATGTGTTAGTACTACAAACCAAGGTATCAAATACATATAACTTAGAATCAAACTTTAAATATAATGTATCGGCTGCTACTAGAGCTAGATGTAAATTAGTATGGGTTTCAACTGATGGCTTATGGAAAAACCAACCTTTGCGGTTTAGATTAGGTGATAAAGAGATCAGGGGATCAGCTAATTTAAGGCAAGCAGCATATAACTTCATGCATGATGAAAGGTCCAAGAAATCATTTGCTGAAAAGAAGGAGATATTGCTAAGAACTCTTAAGTTTAGGTTAGCACAAAACAAAGAGAAAGAAATTCCACCCCCACCACCTCTACCCAAAACACCCTTGGATATGCAAGAAAGAGTTGAACAGACTAAACCCCTATATGAATCCAAATACAATTGTAAAGTTAGTTCAAAAATCATTGGCACTGACTTGAGAATACTTGTAAATAAGTTTAACATGGATGTAGTAGAATTTGCAATCACACCAGACAACCAAGTACGCATTATAAAAGATAAATTTAATGTGATAAATGAGTCACATAAAACAACACTATTGGAATTATTAAACACTAAATCTGATCTAACTGTGGATTTGTCTAACATGTTATTTGTTGAATGTGATACAGATATATTTTTATACATTTTTGATATGTTATCTATGTTACCACATGGCTACAGCTTTTGGTACAGGACACAATCAAAAGTATTACGAATTTCAGCTTTGGAGATAGACAAAATTAAAATTCTAAATATATACACAAAGAAACATACACGGTATGTATGTTTATCAGATAACCATAGAACAGGCTTGTTTTATGAGCAATCACAAGGTACAACTTATAATAACATGTTATGGAGGTTAGGGATTGATGTTGGTGATTTAAAAATAACAGATTTTCCAGCATGGTACCCTTTAGACGGTTATGGTTTCCTCTCCAAACTTACCTTCAATTTAGCCAATAGTGTGAAACCTTGGCTTAACATGTTATCATCATATAAACGAAAGAAAGAGTTATTGGATAAATTAATAAAAGATATTAATATTGTTTACCCAGAGAATAAGGTTTCAGTAAAGGAAACAATTTATGGCTTTGCACTCACTTTAAATGTTAATTCATTATCATACAAGTGTGTTATTAATGAGTCAGTGATATGGCTTGGTACTATGCCCAAACAAGTGTTTCTTGGCACAACTCTTGTACCAACTGTTATAGAAAGTAAGATTAAAGTCATATTATCTAACACAATTAAATCTCTAGTTAAAGAAATTGTTATGAACAAATCCATGATTGGTTTAGATATAAAAGGTCTAAGGTTACCTCTATCTTACCATAGAAGTAATGAAACACAAGCTTATAAACATATGGTAGAGCATGTAGGCATGATGGAGGCTAGAGTGAGGAAGGCCCATAACAATGCAATATACATTTCTCACAAAGATATTGACTCTGCTGAGGCCATGTTCAGCATGGTAGGTTGTAATTTCCCATTAAACCCAAGTGGCCTGAGTGCTAATATGGATTCTTTAGAGGAATTGGTTGAAAGTATCGTAATAAGTAATTTCAAAAGCAACAAGATGAATTATATTGGAGTTAGGCCACATTGTGCTGTGTTGATGAGAGTAACCAATTGTTCTTATACAAGTGCAAAGTGGAGTTTGCCTGGTGAGGATATTCATAAACAATCCAACCTCCTTGTGTTGGAAACTATTAAGAAATTAAGGAATGTTTCTCAATCCAACACAACTAGCCTCTTAGAGGAAAAACGCCAAGCATATGAGACATTAGGAGAGGTTTTAACAGATGCTCCAGTCACTTATATGAATGATTGGATATATAATGAAAACCTGAATATTACAAAAGACACAGTTAATTTGATTGTACCTAAGGGTACAGTGAAGAATGGATTTATAGAGACCATTTATGGAAAACATTATAAGTTATCAGCATTTTCACAATCACTGTTGCAGTGTAATAAAATCACACAACGGAGCAAAACTTATGGTATTGTAAAAGCAAGAGATATGGGCATCTTTATTATTTATACAGTTTCAATTCATGGTTTGGCTAGTATGGAAATATATCTTCCAATTGAGCATGCCGTGAGTGGTGTTATAACTCTAGTTATGCCATCATTAACTTTTGACATGAACACAATTATGAGCAAAACCATGTTGTCACAGAAAGAGATACAAATTGATAGGAGACTATTGAGGAATTTAAGTTTACGATGTTATAGAGATACAACCACTTTTAATGATTTGTTAATTTATGCACGTATGTTATTTTCTACACGTTTATATACACAAACAAATGTCATTAAAACATACAAAGACAACCCAGCTGATTTAGTAGATATTTGTATTGGTGTTTGGATTATGTCAATGCCAACTGCTTGCACTGCACGTCATTTATACAAACATACAAATGAAGATGCAAATATGATAGATGTAGTTAAAGATTATTTACATAACATGGTGTTAGGTCTTGCTGGGAAGATGATAGACAAGTTGAAATTGAATATAACTTTATCTGAGGTTACTGACATTTTATATGAGCAACTTACCTCTGACACAACATATTGGTTAAATCAGTCTTTTAAGGCAAATGAAATATACATTAAGAGACCAAGGCGGTATTTAGTTGGTACAACACCTACAGGTCAAGCACCAAAGAAGAAAGAGTTAGTCCCAATTAAGAAACATTTAAACCATATATTGTTCATAACGATTGGTTCAACTGGTGATGTTTTACCAGTGATTCAATTGATTCAGCAAATTGAGCATTTTATACCAAAAATCACGTTGATATTACCAAAATCTGAAGAAGGTAAATTTTATTTACCGAAGACTTCAAAAGTAGATCTTTTATTTGGACAATTTGATATAACTGACAATTTGAAACACCTCGAAGAGTTTTCAACAAAAATGGAAACTCTAATTGATGATATTAAAAGGTCATTTAAACAACAATTAAATTACCCAAATATGGGCCAATTATTAAAAACCATTAAAGTAAAACCAGATTTGGTAGTTGGGTCATGCATAACACCTCAAGGGCCAACTGTAGGGAGGATTATGGATGCACCTTATATAGAGTTAAATTTAATGCCTTGGTTCACAAATGACTCATGGGTTGGGAAAATTGAGAAGTCTGTTTTGCGACCAATGGTGGAAGTTGCTCATTTACCAGGTATAAATGATTTGAGAGCAAACTTTAATTTAGAGAGGATCAACTATCTTGACATAATATCAGACAAAAGGCTTAGAATATTTGCTATAGATTCAAATATTCACCAAGTACAGCAATCATCTATGAGAAGACAAATACCTGCTCTTGTGATGGATGCAATACCTTCAATTAAATGGCCAGGTACAAATAATTGTAATAAGAAAATAGTTATAACATTTGGCTCAATGGTAAATGAATGGATTGTTAATTGGGTGTACTCAATTATTACACAGTTAAGCCACCATTTTGATGTGATTTGGGTAAAAGCTGCTTTGAATAAACTAATTGTTGCACACCCATCATATAATACATTAATTAAAAATGATAACATCAAACTGTTGGATCATTGTAGCTATGGTGAATTATTACCAAACACTGATGCTATAATACATCATGGTGGAGCTGGTACAACTCAACAAGCTGCTAGGTCTGGTGTATGGTCTTTAATTAACCCAGTAGCTTTTGATCAATTCCAATGGGCTAAATTTGTAACTGGCATGAAAATGGGTCATGCAATTAATAAATCGACCACTGGGTTAGACTTAATTGAATTAATAAATTCTGCAAGTAAGATAACACCAAACAAGCAATTATATAACAATATAGAATCCAGTAGGATGTTTTTAAGCACGATACAAGAATGGACAGAGTTAGGGCTGAATAAGGTAATCAACCAAAAAAATATTATGCTTACAACTACAATGAACTTAACCATAGATCAACCACCCCAACAAATTGTTGAAGCACATAAATTAGCAAAAGAAAATTTAGCATATCTTAATAGTATTGAAGGCGTGAGAGTGTATGAACATGTTGTTGGTGTTAAGAGGTCTTGTTGTGACCCCTTGCATCCCACCGAATGGGTTGTAGCAGAGACTAAAGATGTCTTCATTATGATTCCAAATTATAACTTAAGTATGTTGGTGTATAGCAATAAACATCATTCAATACATCAACCAATCTTGCCATTTGACACAAATAGAGGTCCACCACAATTCGCTACTTATCCCATGCATGCACATGGAGAGGTGATGTGTGGCGTTTATTCTAATAAATCTATAGAAATCCACACATGTGCTATGAATAAGCAAGAGATAGATGAGGACTTATGGATAAAGCAAGTTAAACTAAATAGACGTCAGATATTACCTGGTGCAAGGGAAAAACCAATATCAAAACCCTGCAAACTCTGTAAACAAAGAGGTTGGCTGGATGAGTCAAATAGGTGTACTAAATGTTGTGCAGTATTGTTTTATATGCAAAATAGTCCCTTAATGAGAAGTCACATGGCAATCATGAGCTCTAAGGATGAAACAGTATCATTAATAGGGTATGATGTCACTGCAACTACTGAACCAATAGGGAGAGTGTTTGGTGTCTATGAATCAAATATGGTTGTCTACAAAACATTATACACTTCACAAACAGTGGGTACTTGTGTATTTGATTCCTTTATGTATATATATCAAAGGTATGGAATAGAATTGACTGCTTATGAGGCTGCAATGATGAAAACTTTACTACTAACCTGCCCTACCAGATCAACTTTATTATTGCTTGTATTGTTGCACAAATTTAATTTGTCAATCACTCAAGATAAGAAAACTATTATATATGTCTGTAAAGAAAAGGCACCTTTGATAAGTCTATCAATTGAGGGAACTCTAGCAATTAAACATGTACAAGTTGTTGAGCTAATGGATATACCATTAATGATGAGCAATTGTATCCAGCAATATATAGCTATACATACAAATCCTACATACAAGTTGTGTGTTGAGCACAAATCACATTTAGTATCTGGAAACCAACTTGGTTTATGCGAGAAAGGAATATCCATAGCTTATATTAAGTTAGTGTTAAGTGCAATAAATGACATAATATTAATGGGTCCTAACACAGATGTTGGCAATGTGCTAACTGAATTGAATATAGATGACCAGTCAATCATGTACACAATTAACAATATAATACAAAGAGTGAATAATAAGCAATGGGCAAGGGTGCTTTCACGGAGGGTTGGTAGGTCAAACTTCCTAATAACGCACTCTACAAATGAATATTATATGGTTGAGCCAGACCCTACTTACAAATACTTGGAATTCATGCTATTCTTGAACGAGCTAGGTTGGCAGGTTGGATTGTCATACAAGGATAATAAGAACAAGCCTATTTTGATATGTGATAGTGTGAGTAGTACAATACAATTAATACCTGTTGTTGTACCACTTGGTGTTATGTTGCCAGGTGAACACAATAGATATCCTGAAATCATGACAGCAGATAAAATTAAGTTCACAGCTACAGACCCTATGACCAAAAACCTGTTAATATCCATGGGACATGGTTTAGAGACAATGAAATTAAGAAGTCCTACAGCTGAGGTATGTTTCATTTCTAATTGGGATGGTAGAAGACACCATCAGAATGATATATATGAGTACATGATGTCATCAAAACAGCAGTTTGTGAGAGTGCCAGAGCTGCAACAAGTTGATATAACAACGTTAGTGAAAGACATCAATTCATGTATTAATATGAGATGGATTCCTGACCTAACAAGCGTTGTGCTGTACACCGAAGAAAATAGTAATTTAAGGGCCTGCTTAATGTTGTTATCTAGAAGTTTTGGAAAAATACCATACATAGATGAAGCTTATGAAGTTAGTGCTGATGAAGTCAATAATACAGATATAGATAGTCTGAACAATTTATTGTTTTATTGTGTAACTAACACTGCTCATATGTTTTCTCCTATACCAATACAGGCACAAGAAAGTGGTGGAGATAACATATGGTTCTTTGATTCTCCAGCATGGTTGAATAAATATATGTACAATCCAAATAGTATACAACTAATACTTGAAAATACAGATCATGGTAAAATAGCAGTTCAATATATGAAGGCATCTAAAACAACATCTTATAAACCTTACTCAATATTGGAATTTTTCTTAGTAGAGGAAGAGATGCCTGGTTTAAAACCGTCTAATAGACATTTCAAGGCAGTTTCAGAGTCTTATAAAACTATTTTAGGTATTGAGAGTGATCCAAGTTCATTTAATATATACCCAAGTATAAAGAAGGAAGATCAGTTAACCAACACAGGCTGGTATAAAGCTGGTAAGGACCTAGTCTGTGTACCACTAGGGCTGACCATAGAACCCACATTTGTGACAGGAAAACAATTAATGTGGACGGATGCTCTTTCACATCCTTTACAAGATGAGCCACAAGAGCGAGAGCTATACACTGGGATGGAAACTTTTTGGTCAAATCAAGCTAAATTAAAGAAAACGACCAAAAACTTTAATGTACACGAAGTGACAGGATTATTGGAGGGTTCATTCCTAATGACAAAAGACGGAAAAGTTAATTATAACGCAACAATTACTGACTTGATACTATATGATGAAACCACAAGTAGTAGCACAACATATGAAGACCCTTCAGCCATACAAGTTGACAGTAGAGTTATGGATATATTCGACAACTTGGATTACACACACTGGAATTCAAGACAGATGCCAAATGTTGGTTGGGTAAAAGACAGTGAACGGGTCTTAAGATTCGGCAAGGTTGTTAAAACTGCTTTGACAGACTATCCAGAGGAGGTTAGACCTGTCCACACTAAAGGGCCAAATGCACTGTTCAATGCTATAACAAATAGGCATTATAGTACAATCACCTATAGAAAACACAAGTTGAATATATATGAGGAAGTGCAACGGTTATCCAAAGTGTACTTTAAACCAGAATGGTTAGATTTGATTGCAGAGTTCCAACGAAATCCAGTCAATTTTGACACAAGGTTGACAAAAGAGTGGGTAGAGTCACATAAGTCTCCTAAGAAAGTTTATAAAGAATTGGAAAAGCTTCTAGTAGATGGATGGACAACGCATCCAATGAATAAAATAACTATTCATGCAAAATTAGAATCTGTATTAAAGGATTCACAATACCATGCAAGTCTTGACCAAAACTATGTAAGAATAATTGTGTGGCAAACTTATGCAATCTCAGCACTATTTACCCCTGTGTTTAAGGAGCTCAAACAAAGGCTTAAGAAACTATTGAACTCTAAGACTATATTTGCAGATGGTATGAGACCAGATGAGTTAGCATCTAGGCTTAAATATGTTCATGATGGGAAAATTTTCTTTGAGAGTGATGGGGTAAGACAAGATAGGCAGACTGATTGGGAAGATTTAAAAATAGAATTTGAAATGTACAAACTATTGGGAGCTGACAAAAATGTGGTGGATTTATGGAGAAAAACCCATGAAAATTGGTTTTATCGAGGTTTGTCAGTTAAGGGCCGTCTTGATGCTAGGAGGTTGACTGGACAAGCTTCAACAAGTATAGGCAATACAATTAATAATTTGTTGAGTAATGCAAGGACTTTAGAAGAAAATTTAGACTCCATTGAATTAATATTAGTGTTAGGTGATGATATACTGACAATCCTAACCAAATTTATAAACATAATGATGCACAGTAAGACTAGTGCTGAATACTATAATATGAAGTGCTCCACCATGGTGAGTAACAAGCAAGGATCTTTCTTACAGTTGGTTGCTTCCAATAGCGGTGATGGCCATATTAGTTTAACACCAGATATACATAGGCTGAGGCTAAAATATGAAGTCACTAATGGTGTTCATACGGTAACCGATGACATGATATTAATGCGATCAGTTAGTTATTTAATGATGTTAGGAGATAACAATGTAACAAGACAAGCTATGGAAAAAATAGGCCTTAATATAACATTACCACGTTGGTGTGATATTAATAAGGCTGTTGAAGCATCAGCCTATAGACATGGACTTGGAAAAGAGGTCGTGTACAATGACTTAAACATGCTGATTAAATATATAACTACACCAAAATTAAAACATTTAGTTTATGAATATGGGTTACAAACTGATGAAAAACCAAAGAAGACACAGCAATAATCATTAGGGGTCCACTCACCCGAATAAAC